CGCGCGATCACGTCCACTATTTTTTGCAGGGTACGCTCAGGTTCTTCGCCAGGGATGACTGCCGATACCGCAATCACCGCAACCAGCACGGCCGATAAGGCGCCAAGATAAGACTGCCAATTCGTTAGTATGTTATTGATGATTTCCATGCCCTTGGCGGGGTGTCAAAGGTAGGTCAAAGGCTGAACCGACGCTTGATCAACTCCCACGCCGTGCTGACCACTGCCCCGGATATCAACGCCACTAGCCATAACTTTGTTTTAATCGTGTGGGCGTCGCGTTCCATGTTCGTCAGGCGGCCGTGGTACTCGCCGAGGCTAGCCTGAGAGCGTTCTAATAAATCTAAAATTACGGATTGGCGGGTTTCAATTCTTGCGATTGATTCGCGGACTAGGCTTAACCGCTCCGAAAGTTCTGCGACTTGGTCGGTGCTCATAGGGTGGCGTTCTCAGCTCCGTCCGCAATCCGTACCCACTCGTTACCTTGGGCATCAGTCCATCGAACTATAAAGCCTTCTGCCTCAAGGAATCGAAGGCTGGCAACAAACTCACGCCACGCTGGCGTGTTGCGATCGTCTTGCACACTCATTCATTTTGCCTTCCCCGCATCTTCAGCCGCACCCATATCGCTGTATCTTGGCAGAGCATTGTTGTCTGAGCGCTTTGGTGAGCATGAACAAAATAATAGAACAAGGATGAGGATTTGCATGATGCTCATCTTTAGTTAAATGGATAAGTTTTCCCTGCTCCAGCGTTGTAGAGCGATGTAATTTCTCCGCCAGTCAAAACACGATTCCAAGCCCCAACCTCATCAATTCTTCCTATGTATGTTGAGTCCCCATTGTTATTTGCCCCAATAAAAAATCCGACATTTTCATCTGGATAAGTATAAGAGGTAGTTCCTATTGATGTATTATCAATGCTTAACTCTATTGTTCCAGAGCCATATTTTAATAGAACAAAATGCCAGCCATCATCATTGTAAGAACCAGAGGATGTTATGCTTTCGCCTCCTCCCTCAAAGTATATTTGACCGCTTGGGTTAAATACCGCTTGAAAGTTATTATATGCTTCGTTGCTTGCAAATATAACACGATACCCAGAATCTATGGTTGTTTTCACCCACGCGCAGATTGTTGCGTTTGCTCCAAAATTAATGTTTGTATTTGCTTTTAGCCAGTTGGTTTCATCAAAGATTGCACCATCGTTAATAATTCCAGATGAATTTGTGACTCCATTATTGTCCATTAAAGTGCGTCCATTTCCACTTGAATCAAGCCAACTATTATTATCCAGATTCCAGTAGGCAAGCAGACCGCTAAGTAGTGATGAGGGAGGGGTATTGGAGACAACAAGCGAGCGAAGTCTCAGGCCGAGGCCGAGATACATGGCTTAAGTTCCCCGCGCGTAAGCGATTGCGCTACCAGTAGCGAGCTGAAAGGCGGTCACCGCGGCAAACACAACAAACCCAGCTGGAAAGGTCACGCTAGTTAAAGCATCACCAGTAAGGGCGGTTTGGCTAACTGAAGTAAATTTTCCGTCGGTAATAAATTGAATGGCTTGAAAATTGCCTGTGACGGCCGCAGTAGTGGTCGTCATTCTGCCGCCATATTCGCCAACGCTAAGGGATGTGTCCTGATTGATTTGAAGATCGTATGCCATATAAGTTAAAAAACCGTGTCAAAGATTACCACTTGTTAATAGGACATTTACTTGTAGCCAAACGAGTCTTTACCTCAATAAAGCACCCACATTTAAGGCATCTGTGGTTTAGTGAGTATTCACAAGAAGAACAAATTCCCAGTCTTTTAGTTAACTCATCACTCTGACAAGTCTTAAAGCCAGAGGCAGACCACTCTATCAAGCTCCTGCCAAGATTCCCAGCCATAGCAACTGCACTACGCCCTTGCGTGTGTTGCCTTAATTCTTGTAGGCTTTTGAAACGTGTTCCCATTTAATTAAAATACCATTTTACATTCACATCATAAAGCCCATACGGGCCGCAACTAGCGTCATTAGAAACAGAAAATGGCAAGGACAATTTATTCCCTACCCTAGTTGGTTCAACCTCTGTGTCGTTTTGGAGTTCACCAAGTGAACCACATTGTTGATGATAAAAATCAACCCCACCAACAGAACCTATGTTGTCTATTAGCGAACCGCCCAATATCTTTGCTCTGGGTGTAAGTAGATTAAAACACTTCTCATCGTATTCTTCACTTAAAATAGTTGAAGTTATTGATGCCCCACAACAACACGGCGGGCTAAAACATTCTCCTCCCGAACAATCCACAGCATTACAATCTAAATTCCCATAAGCAGGATCGTTAAAAAAAGTATAATTCATATACTGAACGCAACACTCACAAGCCTCACAAGCTGTTTCTGGTAGTAGTAATGCCATAAGGATTTCTTTAGGGCATCAGCCCCTAGTTAATAACCAATGACGGTGATTCGGTAGGTGGCGGTATTTACTGCGATTGCACCGTTGTCAGAATTAACACAGGAAAGGCAGACTGTGTTTGTTCGATAAACCACGCCCTGAATAACAGCCCCAGCCGAGATTGCCGACGGCAAGCCAACCAAAACTATGTCGTTTACGGCCGCACCAGTAACAACGACATCCCTATAATGCTGATCGTTTGCATTGATTGTTCCAAATGAAACAGATGTAAGAAGGGTCAATGTATCTATGCTTTGCGGCAACACTCCATAGGTTGCACCATTTGCAAGAAGGCCAGTATTGATTAGACCAGAGACAACATTGATGTTTGCGGGTTGTGTAATTGGGGTTGAGCCATAGAAGGCAAGTTTTGATGCTGTGCTAACCCCAATCTTTGTTCCAGTAGTTGTCCCGACTCCAAGGTTATATCCGTCCGTGATTGTGACGGCTGTGCCAGATAAATCCAATACGGTCGCCCCTGTTCCGATTGTGTTATTCTGCCAATCTAGGAATACAGATCCGCTTGAGTTGTATAGCTTGCGGTTGGTCGCATAGACGTTTGTGGCGCTATCTTCAACAAATAGGGCGTCAGCTTCTGCTTTCGTGTAGTAGCTTGCTTGAGCGGCCGGGATAGCAGATCCCGTGGTAATTAAATCCCTGCGAACTGTAATATCAGATTGCAGAACCGTCTTAGGCGTTCCGCTCTGTGTAAGCTCAACCTCAATTTTGGGCGTGATGGTATCTGTGCCAGCTTCGGCAAAAAGTTCATCTAGCTCGGCCGTCGACATGGTGACAGTGCTTTGCAAGAATTTGCCAAAGATTACGCCACTAGCGTCTAGGGTAAGAGCTGTCGTAACGTTTTGCTGGCCTAGATTTCTAACAAAGCTGATCGTATAGTCGCCCTGATTGTTCCCGGCCTGCACGCTGATGTTCCCAGATCCGATGCCTGTGACGGCCGAAAGCGCTTCAGAAAAGCTGGCCGCGGTGGCTCCGATGGCAATCCCGGTCGTGCTGTTTGCACCGTAGTTCAGAACAATGTTCCCGCCTTCTGCATCCGGCCCAACGCTCAGACGCCATGTCTGATTCGTGCCAGTTGTACCAGACGATCCGACTTGAAGCTGAGTCAAGCTGACAACTCCGGCTGTACTGGCTGCGGTGAACGTATCCGCATACACGGCTGGGTTGCGTACTAGGCGAATGACTTGCTGGGCCGCAACCGATGCGGCAGGGAATCTGCGGGTGTTTACCAAGACAGAGCTAGTGGGGAAAAGAGTGAAGGCTGAACCGCCAAAGGATAGAGCCGTGTTGGCTGTAGCGGATGTGATTAAATAGGAAAATTCCTCCTTGCCGTAAGTTGTAACAGTAACGCCCGTGCCGGCGATTGAGGAAATGGCGTTATATACTTGCAGCGGAGTCGCATTGAAGGAGATGGCTGACGATGTAATGCTATTGAGAACTAATTTAAATTGGCCGGCCGTTGGGTCACCATCAATCCCGCCGATCCCAAGCTTTAGCGATGAGCCAGCAGTATCTAAATCTCGCAAAAAGCCATTTTGATCTCTCTCTTGTAGGCGTAAACGCAAGTTGTAGGAATCATTGCGAGTTAATGTGGGCAGTGTTCCGTTCTTGGCCGCACCACGGGCGACTAAGGCCCCGCTGGATGTATCAATATAAAGGTCTAGGGATTGGGCCATTTGGTACTCCTATTGTGTCAATTCTCCTTTGGCGTAAGCACCAGAATCGTGACCGGGCTGCCATTGCTGCATACGTTTAGCGGAACAACGTTGTATTCGCCGCCCGAGCTAGAGATTTTAAAGCCATTATCCTCTTGCTCAATCGTTATGCCTGTTCCGGCCGTAGGCTTCGTGCATTCAATCCTGCGGATCAGTTTATTAAAAAACTCTTTGGCAAGGCGAGATGCGCCAGCAAGTTCTTTTAGTTCTGACTCTCTCATAAGACTTTAATTACACGCCACTACTTTGCGTCTGTTCAGCGTAAGTAGCCCTTGCCACTAAAAGAATGCCACGCTTCTCACATGATAAAGATATCTGAACGTACCCAAAGTAATTGAATCTTGTAAGGAGGCCCGATATTTGAAATGGCTCCCTAGGGTTTGATGGCATTTGCGTGCCATTGATTGTGCTTGGCATAAAACGACCGAAACGACCTTGATTTGAGGCATTGTCTCCTGGCCTCAAAAGGCCACCCGCACCTGTCTGCATAAATTCGGTTTCGCTTTTATCGGTTAAGAACTCCGCTTCAATAATCATATTTGGGCCATATATTCCAGCGCCGGGCGTTGGAATAAACCTGACCAGCGCAGGAGGCAGGCCACTGCTTGAAGTAAGACCGATATAGGTTACATTTATTTCAGACAAGTCTCCGTCCTGCTCTCTAAATGAAAAGTTCTCCACGGCCATCCGCGCGAACTTAGTGGAAGCGGTAGAGTATGCTGAATGCAATGTGCCAAAGCTTGGCTGCAAAGTTTTCCGATCTTCTGTCCTTACTGTATAGATTTCGTTTAGCGTTTCCAACCCATTTCGCTCCGTAGAGAAATCTGCCCTGCGCAAGACTTTACTGCCCGAAGATGGAGATCCAACTATGACGGCGCTCATTAGGTTACCATTGGCGCGGCGACTATTTTCGCTAGGGCGTCGTTCAGTACGGTGTAAATGTCGGAAAGAGTTTTACCGCCCTTGGACTCCTTGCCCGCTTCTTGCTTGATGAACTCCTGGCGACGGCTAGCCATTGTTCGCTGCAGCCCTTCTTTTGTTGTCGCGCTAGTTTGTTCCAACACTTTTGCGTCGAACTCTTCCTTGTTAATTTTCTGCTGCTCTTTTGACGCCTTTTCTCTTTCCATTTGCACAGTTTGCGAGATGCCGCGGTCGCCAAGGCCAGCGGCAAAGTTTAGCACTTCCCCTGCCGTGCCTGCGCGAGCTTGTTGCTCAAGTCTTGGCCTTCTTTTGGCGGCATCCTCTTCCTCGGCTAGTTTTTTTCTATAATCCGCAAGCTCATCGGCCCTGTCCTTATCGCGCTTTAATTTGTCCTTAGCTTCCTTTTCGTCAAAATCTGCCAGCATTTTTTTAGCGGATTCTTCCCCTGATATTGTTGCCTCGATTAGCTTCAGCTCCTGCGTCGCCTCTTCCTTGGCTATTTTCTCTTGTTCTTTCTGCTGTTTTTGTAATGCAGTTTTATCCGGCAGATCACCCTCTCGAATTGGTTTTTTAGTTTGTGGCTGTTGCTTTGTTTCATCAAAGAATTTAATGATGGGTTTTATTGCGGCGAATCGACCATAAGCTTCTACAGCTTCCATGATTTTTGACGCAGCAGTACCAAATCCAACGGTCAGTATATTCTGAAACTTTTTAATTGAATCGGATGCAGCACTAAGCTGAGCGATTGTTTCATTTGAGAAAACTCCAATCGCATTTCCTTGCTCAATAATTGCCTGCGATCCTTGGTTTAATACTTTAATCAAATCCGTCTGAGCTTTCCCAAGCAGTTCGTTCACAATAACAAACTGCCTACCATCATTCGCACCGCTGGAAAAACTGTCGGCTATTTTTAAGAATATATCTTCTGCGCTAATCGTTCGCAATTCATCTAGACTTATTCCCACCTCGGCAAAAGTTGCCACTAGCGCCTCTGCCCCCTGCTCGCCAGATACTGCTTTTTGTTGTGCCAGAGATAGCTTGTTTAGTCCTGCACTAACTTGATCTAGTCCACTTCCGAATACTGATGCCGCATTCCCAAGCATTTGCAATTTGCTGGCGGATACTCCGAACTTTTCCGCAATGTCCTGAAGTTCGTCGCCCTTTTCAATTGCCGAACTAAAGCCTGATATAATTTTATCAAAAGCAAATGCCCCAGCCAGAGCCGTGCCAGCTTGTCTCGCAAAGCGGCCGACGCTTTCTTGAGCGGAAGCTAGCCCGCGATCCAGCCCGGAAGCATCTAACGCGAGTTTGGCTGTGGCTGTGGCGTCCATTATAACCCAGCCTTTTTGCTCTCGTAATTAGCTATGATGCTCAACCGCTTGATCATTTTTAACACTTGTATGTCAATGGACTTCTGGATGGTTCCAGAACTGATTACGTTGTTGATCCAAGGGATGGTATTAGTCATTTGAACGTAAGGCTTAGAGAATGTGCCTAACGCCGTTTGGCTCTTATCGCTCACACGGCCGCCGCCCGTGTGTCTATATACCCATTTAGGGATACCGCGAAAGCCGCCTAATATGCCGGCGCACACGGCCCAGCCTGACTTTGCAATACCCACGTTTCCTCGCTTATCCCTGTAGTATCGCGACAGAGGGGTATCCTTTGTGACGATTTGCCGAACGAATTGATTTTTAGGCACTCTCTTTGATTTACCATATCTAGCTGCCTGATGACTTTTGCCGTTATCAAACGGCCCGACTTGCGTACCCACGTAAGGCTGCTGACGTATTCTATTCAAAAGCTGCTGGGCAGATTCAGTTCGCCTTCTTTTACTTCCACCTGTCTTACCCAAAACAAGAGCTGCCAACGCCTTCGCCATCTGTTCGGCGTTTTGTGTCTTAGTCTTACCGTTTGGAAGCGATAGTTTTGCTATGTCTTTAGAGGCGCTGCCTGCCGATTTGTAAACGCGGTCAATATCCCTAGTGACTGCCTTTTCTCCGACTTTCTTCACGTCATTGCCAAGGCCGAATGGTTGAGTGGAATTCGCCAGGCTAACGCAAAGCATGCGAGCCTGTATCCGCATTTCCTTGGCCGCCCCAGCCTTTGTATTGCCGATAAAAGCCTTCATGGCTTTCTGTAGCTTGCTGGCGTCGACTGTTAAACTTGCGCTCATAATCCTAATAGCCTTTCCATGTCACGGATCTCTTTGCCCTCAATATGAGCCGCACGCCTTAGCTTCACGCCGTCCATAAACATAAAGACGTGATCCGCCTGATTGACGGCCGCGAGAGGCACTTCCCAAAGGATGTGTTCCATTGACCAACCTGTATGTTTTGCCAGGACAAACACGCACGCGGCGGTTCCTCCTGGCGCTAGGCGTTTCCCGGTGGTGCGGCTATGGCTGAAGGAATAACGTTTACCCGTGCCTTATTCGCTTCCGCCAAAATAGAAGAGCACATGACCGACGCCGTGTTGCGGTCGTCCTCGCTCATCTCGGCAATCCATTCCAATAGCTTTTCCCTAAATGCGTCCTTGTCCCAAGCTAGGCGAATCGTCTTTTTGCGATCTTCCGCCAGCAGGATGTGCAGGTAAATAAACGACCAGACGAAGTAGATAGCGGAATCGCTATCATCCCGCACCTGTAGCATGAGCAAGCGGCTGCCTTCGGTATAGGGCGCAAGCCTCTGATCTTTAAAAAATCTATCGGGCGAAATAAGGGAGTTGTCCAGCTCCTGCAATAATGCTTCTTCGCTCATAGTTTTTTAATCATCGCCCGCTTTAATTCCGGGCTGGCCCTTTCTGAGATAAGTAGCGTTTGACTGCCACGCTTGATTGATAGAATCGGCTCTGCACGCTTCATAAGGCCCAGCAGTGTTTCCCTGTTTTCAAGCGCTGCCCTTACGTATCGAATGGCTGCTTCTGGCTCAGATTTCATATCCGCCCAAGTGCGTTCCATCTCGGCCTTAGCGTCTTGATCGCCACCCGTGCTGAACCAAAACGTAAACTTTCTGTGGCCGCCTTCCTCAACGATGCAGGTTACGGGATCGGATTCTCTCAGCTTTGCGCCAAAGGCTGCGACTGCAGCAGCCACTTTAATGTTTGTCGTTCCCCAGAAGCTATCAACCATTTTAGGATCTCATAAACCCGCCGGAGCGGGTTAGCTCATGTTAGGGAATCGAGTCGCCGATACGTCCACCGTAACGAATCCTTCGCTAGTACGATTAACGGTAACGCTATCGACTACGATCTTGCCGCCCGTGCTGGTAGCGTTTGCCAAGGTTGTGAGGACTGCGCCTGCGGTTGTCGCATAAGCGCCTGTGATGGTGGTTGAGAATGAGAAGGAATCAGTAGGGTTATAGACAGCACAACCGACCACCTCGCCGCTCGCGTTGCGAATTTCTGCACGCTCGATGTTGCGGGTTTCTGTGAAAGATTGAACCAACCCACCGGCTTCAGCAGTAATGCCAAACTGTAGGCCCGTTGTTCCGATTGTTGTGGCTGCCATATTGCCTTAAATTTTGTGTCAACTCGCGATCGAATTCGGTTGTGCGATGACTGCCAGTTTATAAGTGCGACGCATTGTACGCTCTTCATCGTCGGCCTCAGGCTCAATAGAATCCACCTTGGCGTTGTAACAACGGGCAGATCCGATGGCCGTGGTAGCGTTTAACCTGGTTGCCAACGGACTTGAATCATAAAAAGCCTGCAGAACCTTGGAGCATTTTCGAGTGTGAGCGTCTAGAGTTGTATCGTCATAGGAATCATCCACCACGATTTCAACTGGAACGCTAAACACGCCAGATCCTTGCACTGGTTCCTCCGTTCCTAGCGTCGCCTTAATGACGATTGAAGGCGGCATGTTCTCCGTCTTATCGTGCGACAAGTGATAGGTTACCCCGGTAACTGTTGCAGTTAAAAGCTCTTGAAAAGCAGCTTCAATTAGACGGTCGAGCATTGTGACGGCGGCCATATTCTAAACTCCTCTTGTCACCATATCGGGCGAATCGTCGGATCAAATGTGACTATGGTTTTACAACCTGCGCCACCGTGCGGAAATGTTGGGGTGTAGTAGTATCGCTTGACGCAATCGGGCCAAGTCATCGTGGCCTTACCCCTGGCTGCCTTCGGTGTATCCACGGATCGATCGTTATCCTCAATAATAAAGGTGCAGGGTAGATCTGACCCAGCGACGTAGTTCACGGCCTCATAAAAATGGCCCTCGTCCTCAGCTCCATCGCCCAAAAAGCACCACACTTTTGCCGAGCTTCCCTGTTCTTTTAATGTGTGCGCCACTCCGGCCGCTATCCCGCAAGTGCCAGCCAACACGCTGGACGTGTAGAAGTTAAGTTTACAGTCAAATACAAACATGGATCTGCCCTCTTTGATCATCTGCTCGAGCACGTCGGGATCTCCGCCAGCCAGTAGGTAGTGATAATGGGATCGATGACTTGAAAAGATCCAATCGCCCGGCTTAATGTCCTTGAATATCTCGATCAGTTGATCTTCATTCCCCCCGCATAGGTGAATCAAATAAGGCAGTTTGCCCTGCTCAAAAAGAGCTTTGATTCTTAATTCAAAATCAATCAGATCCTGTTTGTTCATACAAAAGCGTCGTGGCTATCTGTGGCCAGCTTTTCAAATAGCGCCACTTTGGCGTGATTCGCACACTCGTGCAGGCAACTGACGCCAGGGTTAAAGTTTTTATGCCATGCTCTCGCCTCTTCTCCGAACCATGCCTGGCTAAATGATTGATCCTTCATTGAGGCGATCCGGCCGTGATTGCTGTATGCGGTATTGTGGCATGCGTAGATATTAAGATCCGCGCCTACCACGCAAACGGCCTGAGCGTAAAGACAACGATGAAATGGCCGAACGGGCGACTTGCTTGGGCTATCCAGATCGTAGGTCGTGTTAATGGTAAAATCTGAATCACAAAAGGATTGGCACTCGGCCAGTTGCTCCCGCACCCTGGTCGCGATTGTGTTGTGATATTCTTTGAAGTTCTGCACGTACACGGGCGAGAATCGGACGTTACTTACGCCCGCATCCTTGAGCTGCTTGGCAAATGGAACCAACCCCTCGTAATTGTAGCGGGTAATAATAAAGTTAATCCCAAGGTCACAGCTTTCCGTTTTGGTATTTGAAAAATTTTTAATGTTTTGCATTACGGAATCGAACGATCTGTCGGGCACGTTACGGCTCGACGCCATCTGCTCTGCGCTTGTGTAGTCCATTGAAATCCTCACCCCCTTTGCCTTGCCCAATACTTCAGCCCTTTGCCCCGCAAGCAGTTGGCCGTTGGTAATAATGGATAGATCCAACCCAGACGAAACTGTCTTAGTCATAATCTCGACAATGTCTTTATGCAATAAAGGCTCTCCGCCACCGCTAAACGTGACGGCTTTTGTTCCGATAGTTGCCAGATCGTCAATTAGTTCCAGCGCCTTATCTCGTGGCATGACGTCCCGCTCATTCATGCTCGTGTGCATTCCTGCCTGTAGATGCAAGTCAGGCCGATCCTTTGGCCTTGTTGTGCCGTCAGAATAGACGCAGAAACGGCAGGCGTGATTACAGATATTCGTCGGCTTAATCCGCACGTAGATGGGTGCGGTGATAATATCATCTCGAAAACTCGCTATCTTATCGGGAAACGAAAAGATTTTGTAATCACTGTATTTGTTCTGCTTCACCACTCATCCTTTCGCTCGACCAGCATGGTGGAAGTTCCAATGCTTAATCTGTCTAGTGCACTTTGGTACTCGCTGACTACGCTTTCCTTTTTTAGTTCGATGATTGGAAAGTCGATCATTTGCCTGAGCGCTTGAGTAAAGTCCTGCGTGTGAGTCGGGCCGGTGTATAAGGGTTTGTATTTATTGCCTATGACTACCCGCAAGATGGCGGCCGGTTTGAATTGATTGCAGCTAATGTGTTGCGCTGCGCCTAGGTGATTCACAATCGCATCCAGCGCATTCAAAATAAAATCCATACGCTCGATAAAGACGACGGGTTTCAGCCCCGCCAAACTCAGGCCGGTGGCTAGTCCCACCATCAGATTTTCAGCGACAGGTGTTTCGATGAGTTGCGAATCTGAAACATGATTCATCGTGCCTGCTGCACGCCCGCCTATCTTTACTCCATACCCTATAAACCTGACGGCTGGATCGGACGCTAGTAAATCCATTGCCTGCGTCAGCTCTTGCTTCACAGCAACCCTTCCTCTTTCAAAATATGCAGAGCGTGGAATGCGCTTCTGGCCATCTGCCCACGTTGGGTAAATATAATTGTTTCGGTGTCCGCACAGAGCAGGTGGAAAGCATCCTTGTTGTGGACGTTAAGGCACGGCCAGCTCGGCCCGGTGGATGTACCGATCACGGCTTTTGCTTTGGCAGCCGTCGCTCCTATCCAAGTTACATTTTTATTATCAAACGTTGGGCATAGTCCAGTATCGACGGTGCTGATTACCCGATGGCCCTTGCTAACTAGTTTAGATACTAGGTTACGAAAATCGTCAGGGTTAAAGTTTGTGAATTGGCCAGAGAGTCCTGGCGAATTGATGACTACTATGTCGCACTCTGGCGTCATCGGCATAAAAGAATCCAACGCCCAATAATCAAATAATAGATCCTCAACCTTGCGGATCGGATTCTTAACGCACATCCTGCTGGCTAGTTCTTCAAACCAGCACAGATGAAATTGGCCAAAGTTTAATTTGTTGGGGTGACGTTCCCAATATCCGCCCGTGTTCCTCCACGAATCAATGCTATCTGCTGGCGCCTCGCTGATGGGGCGAATGCGTAGGCGTAAAGAGATATCGCTACGCAAGGCGTCGATTTCCTCAAACTTGCACAGCTCTGGATTGTGGTAGTGCGTGATTTCAAGATCAGGATTTTGCAGGCATAGCCGACGCAAAAAGTTTAGTTGTACTAGGTTGTCGCCTAACCGCAGTGCGTTGTGGGTATGAATCACGGGTTACGCTCTTTAAAAATCTTCTCGCCGAGCTCGTAGTTTTCCTTGGCGTTGTGGCGCTTAAATTCCGCATCTTGTGCTGCGCCTGTGAAGATCGGATTATTGTGGGCAAAAACGACATCTTTTGCGTCAATGATTACGCCGTCTTTTGCACCGCGTAAGCTGTACTCGTTATCGCTGAAAATGCCCGAGCATGCGTCGTACTCAGGCGCAAAGAGTGTGCCCTGCTGTTTCAGCCTAGCCTTTGTTAAAATTGCGATGCACAGAAGATCGTCCTTACGGTGGCCGTCGGATACGGCGAGCACGGCAGGTTTACTTAAATCGCCAAGCCGTTGTGTGATGATCGTATCCCAATGCAGCGGAGGATCCCAATCGTCGGAGCCTTGAACAATGATTTCACCGCGGGCCACTTCTGCCGCCCTGTTCCAAGCAGCAATGCAACCGCCCTTACCGCTAATGCTGCCCCAATTTTTAAGCATGCTGGCTTTTGGATCGTCATCATCGACTGAGTAGATCCACTCGATCGAGGCAGGATCTGCCGCCTTTTTCATCCACAAGATGCGGGCGTTAATCGCTTCCTGCGGGCGTCCTCGCGTTGCGTGGCAGACGGAAATTTTCACAGGCTTCTGTGCCCGCCACATCTTCTCGATCTTTTCCGCTTCCGTGGTATCGCCCACGGCTTTGCAGGCCGCCAGATATAGATCGATGCACTCAAAGTCGTACACGGTGCGCTGGGCGTTCCAGATCTTTACGCCGGGATCGGGCTGAACCATCGCAGACTTAAGCAAGTGATAAGCCTGTAACCACGCACCCACGCTCGCCTCTTCCCTAGCTAAAAAGTAAATCGCCTCTCTTCGCCCAGGGTTCATCTGATGGGCCTTTTGGTATAGGCCGATCCGAACGTTGCGATCCTGCGTGGCTGTGGCCTGATTGCATGCGGCCTCGTATGCCAGAGTCGCCTCTTGCCCCGGCCAGACGGCCGCGACGTGTGACCAGGGCTCCGACTCAACCCGCCTATTTCCTAAGAATAGTTCCTGCTGGTAGTAGTACGCATACTTGCCCGCTTCGCTTAACTGGCCTTGCAGGATGCGGAGATTCCGATCGGCGCTACCTGCTTTGTATCCGCCGGGGTGATGCTCCACCCATACTGCCTGCTCGCCCACGGATTCCAGCCCAGCGTTAGGCAATAGTGCCTCGTGCACGGCATAGTTCCACCTCCCAGACCATACGCCGTCTATACGCCTTACCATACGCTCACGTACTGGCCTTAATTTGGCGTTTATAACGTCATAGACGCCTGCATAGATGCCGAGCTTAGGATTCTGCTCAAACGCTTCTATGGCCCTTTTAAATGCGTTTTTGAGGTCTTTATGTGGCAAATCATCGCAATCCACCCAAATTGCGTAGTCGCCAGTGCAGGCATCCAGCGCCGTGTTGCGGGCGGCGGCAAAGTTATCGACGTGGGGCCAGCTTGCCCCTGCGGGTGCGTTTTTATATTCGACTATCTTGGCGCCTGACTTCTCCGCAATCGACCGCGTGCCGTCATCAGGCCGAGCGCCCTGGGCAATGCACACGACCAGCTCGTCGCAGTATGGCTTGAAGGCGGTAAGGCAGCGGTCAATAAATTGCGCCTCGTGCCCGGCAATCATGTAAATGGAAATTTTAGGATTTCGAGTAGCCATTCTAAACCTCTCGCAACCCGAGCACGTAACTGCCTATGGAAGTATCAATCGACGCCACCCGATAGCTGACTGAGTTGGCTAGCAAAATAGATCCAATCGTAGGCGATGATGAAATAGCCGACCGATCAATGGTGAAAGTGGAGTTTAGATCCAGATCATACCCGCCAAGATCCACGTTTTCTTTGCGGGTAACAGTAGAGAGAATGCCAGTGACTGAGGTGGAACCGATAGTGGCGGCCGTACCGGTTTGAGTATAAAGGGCGGCCAGACTTTCCTTGAGTGCTTCTGTAAATTCAGACATGTGAGGATTTCTTAAAGTGGAAAGGGCGGTGAGCCTTTCAGCCCACCGCCCTCCCCGAGTGAATTAGCTACCGTTGATACGCACGAGGCTCGATGTCTCGCCAGCCTTCACGCCGTAGATCAGCGCGTAGGTGCGTTGGAGCATGCCCTTAACTACGTCGTAGTTCTCGCGAACTTGGACGGATAGGCCAGTGCGGGGTTCCGTCACCACGGAGATATCTCCAGGGATTGGAACGCCAGTTGGAACTTCCGGGACGCGGGCCGCGATTAACAATGCTTCACGCTGAGCGAAGAATCCGCCGAGGGTGATGCTGTTGGAAGGCACCGCGCTGTACATGTTGATGTTAAATCCTGCAACCGAGCCGATTCCGGCGGTGCGGGATTGTTCTCCGCTGATCTGAGCGTTCGCAACGATGGTCGAATCATTCAAGAGACGGCCATAGTAAGAAGGAGCCAGAACTGCGTACCGATCGTGCTGAGGCACGTTTGCGTTGTTGAGGGTGATTCCAGCCGACACCACGGAGGCGTAGCTGAAGGTGGCCGAGCTCTGCGTTAGCGCGGAGGTGAAGCTGGTGGAGGTGACGAGAGCAAGCAAGTCGCCAACCATCTGCAAGCCGAGAGCATGCGCGGCTGCGCCGGCGAAACGCTCGATTAGGTTGATGTTGGAGCTGGTGCGCTCTTGATCGTCCACAGAGTAGGAAACGTGCTTAAACTTGTTAAGAGTGATCTGCACGTCTGTCTGAGTGGTCGCAGTGGCTACATAACCGTTGGTCTGCGAGTAGTCTTGAGCGGTCGTCGCAGAGATGCGGTGAGTGTAGATTGATGCGTTGTATTTAGCCGCTTCGCTGCTGAAATCCGTTACGGAGTTCTTAAGGAAGCTGTAATCCGCCACGAGGATCTCGAGAGCCCTCTGAGCGATTACATTGGCATTCGTTGTTCCGATTGAGTTGGCCATTGTAGTGTTCTCCTAGTGGACTGGATTACAGTCCGAGTTTGCGGAGCAGTTCCGACCGACGGATCGGATTCTTTTCCGCGTTGAATTGATTGAGGATTTCTGCCCGGCCGAGCGGTTGGCTCGATTCAGCGGGAACCGCCACTGCGCCAGCAGCGTCGGCCTTGGCTTTTTCCAAAGTGGTCACGGCCTTTTCGTCGGCCTTTTCTTCAATCTTTGCGCTCATCTCTTTTTTCGACATATCTTCAGATGGCATTTCAGGAGCTTCGGTCACGTCCTGAGTTTCGTCCGCTTTCATTAGCGCAAGAAGTTCAGCGAGCATCCCAGCGATATCAGTCAAGGTAGGTTCTGCCATTTTTTCCGCAGGCTTGTTGGCAGGCATTTCGGCCAGTTCGGCTTTAGGTGCTTCGACAACTGCGGGAGTTTCAACGGCAGGAGCTTCGGGTGCGGGAACGGCCACGACGGCAGGTTCGCTAAGCTCTTTTTTGACTTCGACAGGTGCTTCGTTCATTTGAAGTTTTTTCATGTCAACTGCTGAGAACGCAGAAAACATTCCCGCAGGGTTGGCGGCTGGTTCAGAAACGATCGAGCAATCGTAGATCTCAGTTACTCGTGCAAAGCGATTCCCAGCCACTTCCTCGGGTACGCCGCTAAAGGTGAGAGACATTCCAAATCCTTCTGGAAGCACTTGCGCCAAATGTTGAACAAAATGTGCCTCGTTGGTATTAAACAGAGTCAGATCGCCCATAAGCCGGTCGCCTTCAATCCTGAAGCCGTCGATATATCCAAGGATTCCAGTGACGGGTGCACCGTGGCCCATGGTGACTTTGATCCGCTTCATGGATTGCGCTACGGCCAGCGCCTGCTCTAAGGACTTTTCGTCGATTAAAAGGTTATGCCCACGGGCTTCCCCGATGGTGAGAATTGAGACGTTTTTGAGTTTGTTGGCCATGCTGGCCAACAGGTGTCAAATCAGTTTCGGCTAAAGATAGGATTACGAGAAACGGGATCTGCTGGATCTGGAAAGATGGGATTATAGACGGGTTGCCCAGGCTCGGGTGGGGTGTGCATGTCTTGGATTGCCTTGTTAATGGCGTCAGCGAGTTGCGCGGCATGCGATAGCTTCTTCATGTGCAGCAATTGATTGTTCAGTCCGCCAAACTTTAACTCAACGTAAGGACGGGAAGATCCTCTAACAATTTTCCACAATATAGCGACCGACATGCAGGTAACGGTTATGCCAAAAACAGGCATACCTTGTATATTTACTGCGCCTAAAAAAATCCCAAACACGCTGATAATGCACCATAAAAACTGACCAAGTCCCGCACTTTCACGGCCAAAGGCAGTGCCTACAATCGACGCCAAGTTGTAGGTCTGATTGTAGGGATGACCAACGTTAATCATTCGGCCAACTACGCTGATTGATCCGTCGTCGTAGTAAAGTGTAGCCGTATCTGGTGAATTACCGTCCACGCCCTAATCGTATGGGCGGATGGTGTGCGTACAACTACTTTTTACGGGTAGTTCTTGGTTTCTTATCTTTTAACCCGACGGCCTTAGCAACCATATCCAGCTCTTTAGAAGAGAGGTTAAAGTCTGGATCGTCTTTCATGGTAAAGGATTCGGTTTTTGATTTAAGCGATAGATCGGTTTTTGAAGTAAAGCGGAGCTTGCACGCCACCTGTCTTTTGTCCTGATCGGGATATTTTTTAATCATGCTTGTTTCTGTCATGCAACGATCCATAAAAGCTTCTTCGTTTTCGCCAATTTTAGGATCAGGCATGTTTAGTTTTATAATCGCAGACAACTCCGCATCTGGCCCAGCGTTTGGATCTTTCTCAGGATTGACGGGCGTAGGCTCGTCGATTGCGGGTGCTTCTTTAACTACTCCCACCGGGACCGCCACGTCGGTCTGCGGGGCGACGGTTCCGATCGATGCGACAAATTCACGCTCTTTTGCAATCTGCCTGACCTGCTCTTCCCAATCTTGGCCAAGTTCGCCAAAGTAATCCTGTAAGCTGGATAGGCCAGCCTTGTAGTCCTCGCGAGCTTGCTGTGCCTCTCGGCCTGCGTCCACAGTCAGAGACTTTGGCGTCTGCCACGTAACCTTGGCGTAATCTTCGGCCGGCGGTAGGTCGCCGTTGGCAATCGCTCCGCCAATAAAGAATCTCCATGCCCGATTGCAAAATCTGTCGATGAGTAGTCGTTGCCGTTGCTCAAATCTGCGCTGCGCCTTCGCCACAATAAACCGCATCCCTGCCCCGCCTACGCTGGCTGGGTCATAAACGAATTCAACGGGCAGGCCGAGGCCCATCGCCACGTCACGAATTAAGAACTTAGCGAAAGGCTCAAAGCCTGCGTGCGGTCGGTTTGGCCCAATCATCTCAATCTTTTCGCCAGGTGAAAGGCGCGGGATGGTAGCAGACGAGGTGATTTCCTCGCGGGCGATGGTGGGTTCGCCTGTATCTTGTGCCTGCACTGTTCCAAAGAATCCACCCTGCCCGGCCAGCTCGTCGCCTTGATCAGTAGTGATGACGGCCGCAATACTGCCCTGCAATTTCAATGCGTCCTTCTCAAACTCGCCAAGCATCTTTAAATCGCGGACGTGGTTAAGTGCACGAGCAAGTGCGGAGCCGCCACGAATCTGGTCGGGCCGTTCCCGTTCCATTAAGTGAATGACGGTATCGGCGGGTAGCTTTCGGTATAGTTCG